GGTCCGCTAGGTTGTCCGGGAGCCGGAGTCGCTGCCGGGGCCGGTGCTCCCTCGGTGGGGGCGGTAGTCGCCGTAGCCGGGGGCGGTGGAGTACCATGACCCCACCCAATCGTATCCATGGGCTTCATGACCTCATTCTCAACCAGCGTATCTGCAAGGTGGCGAATCAGGTCACGTTCAGCATCGTTGTTACCGAGAGACATGTGTTCTCCTTTCGAGGTTGTCTCGATTGGTGAAGGGTGTTACTTGCTCTTCCGGCGCGTGCCATGGAGCGGGTTCTTCCTGTCCGACACATGCTCAGGAAGTTTGTTGGGGTGGACGCCCTTGTTGAAGTCCTCTAGCTGCTTGCGAGTGATCTTCCCTTGTGAGTACAGGGAGCCCATCTTCCCGAACTGCGCTTTGCTCTTGGAGGGCATACTAGTAATCCTCCGCAGGAGCGATCTCACTCGGCTCAGGGTCTTGATTCACCCCGACAACCACAGAGACCTCACCCGCTCGTTGCTTGTCCTCGTACTGCTGGTCGTCAGTCCGCGTATTCATGGAACGATTGATCCGGTCCATGTTCGCTTCCTGAATCAACCGATCGAAGTATTCGAGGATACCATCACCGAAAGCGATCCCACCAGCGAGGAAGTCATCTGGGTATTCGTCCTTACGCGTCTGCGATCGATCGAGCATCATCTTGTTCATCGTGTTGCGCATGCTCGTGATGTACTTGCGGAAGCCAACATCGTACGCAGGAGACGTAACGGCGAACTCGACCCATCCGAGTTCCAGATCGGTGAGTGGCGTCATGTCGAACACCTTTTGGAAGGTGCTCATGGGTTACCTTCTTTCTCAGGCGGCCATCGGAGCCATCTGGTTAGAGATGTCCGGGGGAGCCATCAGATTGCGAGCACTACCGCTCTGGAGACCCGGGACACCAGCAAGCACTGACGGTCCACCATTCACGATCTGACCAGACGAGGGGATCGCCCCGAGACCCTGACCACCACTTGCCGTCTGCATGGCATTGAGTAGGGTCGGATTCGACTGGAAGATTTCGTTGATGTTCTGGACGTCAAACTCCTTGAAGATGCCTCGGAAGAAGTTCACGACGTTGATCTGCCCCATCACGGCCTGCCCCAGAGGAGACGAAAGCGTCTGCAGAAGCTGGATGAGGTTCGACTGCTTCATCGACTTCGTGAGACCAGCCGTGGCTCCCAAGGCCCTCGCGTTGTAGTTCCGCACCAGATCGTAGCCTTCGAGGTTCACTCGCGAGGCTGGGATCGGTTGGTTCGTCACCGGGTCCACCATCGCGTTGTCACCGAGGATGTTCACCTCGACAGGGAGTTCGAGGAACTGCTTGTTCAGAGCCATGAACATGTTTGCCATCGGCTCCAACATCATCTCCTCGTAGATGCGAGACTCCAGAAGAAGGCGGCTACCCGCTGCCTCTCGTCGACCGACGAACTCACGGGCCGTCTGTCTGTCTGAACCGGGCAGACCCTGTACAGCGTCGTCCACGATACCGGTTCCCATCTGGAGGTACTCGCGTACCTGACTGATCTTGTTGTCTGCGACCGTGAGACCCTGCAGGTTCGGCATCATCTGCTGGATCGCGTTGTTTGGATTACCGTTGACCGGGATGAATCGGCCGGGTCGCGAGTAGAGGTTTCGAGTGACAAGGCCGGAAGCTCGATCGTAGAACCACATAGGATCGATCATCAGATCAGCCGCATCCAGACTCTGGTTGATGTAGCGGTTCGCTACGATCTGCATCTTCTCCACGATCTCGGCCTTGCCGGGCGCGTAGAAGTAGTGCATGTCAGGAGTCGGGGAGTACGCAAGGAACGGCTTGAGGCCGTGCCAGTAGGGGTTCGGCTTGTTCCGCATGATGAAGCGACGGTTGGCGATCGTCAGGACCCGCTGCATCACACCATCCGTGCAGTACTCTGAAGGAACCTGTCCCCAGTATTCCAGAATCTCGATCGGCCGCGAGTACTTGTCCATGAACCGCATGGTCTCGTCATCGATACCAGTACGGACTTGGAAGCGTCGAACAGACGAGATCAGTTCACCAGTGTTAGCAGACGAGGCTCCGTACCTCTCCATCCGCGCAAGCTCGGCCTTGTCGAACACGCCGATAGACGCGAGATACCGGACATCGTCCAGATCGAGGAAGTAACGGCGCACAACCCACTTCATCTTGTCGAGGCGGGGCATTCCCGGCTGCGGGAAGAAATCGAGCAGATCGACGAGCGTGGTCTCAGGACCATCGAACTCAACGATCTTGCCCTTCTTGATCGAGCGCACGATCTGCCCGGAGAGGGGCATCCGATCGAGTGACTCAAGGATGCGCTCATTCTCCTGTCGCTTCCAGCCGACCTGCACCACAGCCACCCCATAGAGGTTGGCGGATACGATCGTGTCGACCTGCTTCAGGAAGATGTTGTCGTCCTTCATCTGGGCAGAGCACAATGACTCTTGCTTGCGCGCGATCGGCATGTCGTCCGTGCCGTAGCCAAGGAACGACACAACCGGCCAAGTGCTGAGAGACGTCGCAGCCTTGCGTGCAGCGTCAGCCCAGATGGCCGAGAAGATCAGCGGGATGTGGACGTTGTTCTTGTGCGGGTGGAAGCGGCCTGACCACGAGCCTCTCCACATGTCATACCACCGAGGCCACTTCGCTCGGATAGCAGCATGCTGCGACTCCGAGTACCGCATGCAGTCCACGACCATGTTGCACATCTGGTCACGAAATGCGATAGGAGTTGATTCCTTCGGCGGTAGTGTTCCGTACATGCTCACTCCTTGCGGAAGACATCTCGGCCGAGTTCAGGGACTGGCAGCGGGATGAACTTTCCTTTGTTGAAGGACAGGCCGCTATCACGGCACAGCTTCACGAAGAGGTCTCTCGTGAGGTGCACGTCATCAGCGCAGTAGTTGAAGAGTTGTCCCCAGCGGCCACAACGCGCAAGTTCCTTGGCGTGAGAACCGTGGTCGATCTTCCCTCGGCCAAGGTTCCGGCGCGAGATCGTATCGAGCTTCAGGTCTCCCACGCCAGTACGGATGCCTCTCTGGGCAATCTCGCGTGAGAGTTCGACGTAAATGTCGTAGTGATACCTGAGCCGGAGTGCCCGACCCACGAGTCCCTCGATCACTGGCACGTCGAACTTCGCGGAGCAGAAGCCGACCACAAGGTCTGCTGATTCCAGACGTCGGGCTGCATCATGCACGGTGAAATCGTCGTAGAGGTAGAGCCAGTTGTCGCGAGTGTCGTATAGCGCGAGGGCCGAGATACCGCCCTTTCCCTTTCGGAGTGCATCCCACCCAGCATCCCGGTCTTCCGGGTTCAAGTCCTCTGCATGCTTGCGGGTTTCAAGATCAAAGAACACAATGGAGGTCATGTGACCTCCTTTCCATGTCAGAGGAGATCGATGCGGACAGTGCGGAAACCGAAGTCGTTCATGTAGACCGAGTGACCGTCGGCAAACGTGAACTTGTGGTACGTGCTTGCCTGATTGTCGATCATCTGATGGGTCAGACACTCGAAGACTTCAGCGATACCCGTCCCCATGATGGTGACCTTCAACTTCTCTTTAGTTGCCATAGGAATCACCCTCTTCACGGTAACGGTTGTTTCCCCGTCCGATTCGATTGGCCCTCGCGGGATCGAGTAGGTTGACCGGCCACGACACATCGAACTGAGCAAGATCGTAGGAGGTGTAGCAGGGCTTGCTTGCAGCCGGGGTCGCAGAACCGAACCGGACGAAGATCACTCGGCGGTACTTCGGATAGGCTGCTTCCGACGAACAGGCATCGACATTGTAGGTCAGCGCGGTATTGCCGGGGATTACACCGGTGATAGTCCACGCATGATTGTGTGTCGACGAAGATGATCTGATGACGGACCCAGAGAAGATTTCATCACCCGAAGCTGTCCCAGAGACATCCGTTCCCGTTGCTGTATGGTTATGATTATTCTGAGTTGGTTGACAGACAGCAGTGTGCGTATGCGTCTGTGATCCACCAGCAACGAGCCCTTCGCCTGCGTTGGCACCCTTGAGGAAGTAACCGTCAAGAGCCGTGTAGCGTGACCAACCGGCAGGGATTGAACCGTTCGATCCGATGTAAACGGCAATCAAGTTGTTCGGAAGATCGGCGGAACCACCGTTGGCGATCGTATTCAGCTTCTTGTAGAGCGGTTCGTGATTGTCCGCACTAGACGTATTGGTAGTCGCCTGATTCGTTGCCGTCGTGCTGTTAGTCGTCACGTCATGGGTATGAACGTGCGAAGCATTGACTCCAGTACCATCATCAGATGGAAATGAGTCAACAAGGTCCGTCGTCAGAGTAGTCGCAGTTCCATGCGTGTGCGCATTCTGAGTATGCGTGTGAGAGTCAGACACATGCGTGTGTGTCAGAGCACCACCAGTCGCACCACCAGCAAGACCTGTCGCAGCCCCTTTCAGGTAACTATCAGCCGCTACACGCGACCATCCCGATGGGAGAGAATCGGACTCGAAGAACGCATACGCCGTGCCGGGAATACCGGTAGGATTTCCATCAGACTTGATCCAGATGACAGCGATGTACGGCGGATCATTCGACGAGTTCGCCCCGAAGTTGACTGTCGAGGAGTTGTTTGTCGCAATGACAAAGCTCGTAATCGAGATTGAGTGGGTATGTGATCCCACGGACAGACCGCTACCAGCAACCTGCTTCTGTGTACCGGTGATAGAACCAACCATTTGGTGACTATGTGACACCTGAATCGGGGTATGAGCCGCCGACGTGTGCGTATGGCTGGTGTTCCCTCGGTCGGTGACTAGGTCGGTGTCTGCTCCAGCCGCTGCCCCTTGAAGGAAGCGCGAGTCAAGCTCTGTGACACGGCTCCAGCCTGTTGGGATCGAAACAACAGTACCCGGCCAAGCACAGACAATGTTAGCTGGAACCGCCATGAGTGAACTCCCGGAGGATATCCTCCAGTTCAACGACCGACTGACGGACCTCTTTCAGAAGCTCTCGAAGATTGCCTCCCCATGAATGCGAGGTCGTCTCCCAAGTGAAAGCAAGTCCACCTCGACCACTCATCGGCTTCGTCTGGCGTGTGGCGATGTAGAGATCAGTGATGTCCTGAAAGACCTCAGTCTTCCCGTCGTCATGTTCGATGGTGAGCTTCATGGGAAGCTCCTTTCTCAGCTTGGGTAGTCCCTGATCGATTGGATTGCAGCCGTAAGCACCGTATTCGCTGCTGCCATGTTGTCCGCGATGTCGTTCTTCACCGAGGTGTGGTTCACAGTGGTGAGGAGCGACCACAGGGTCACTCCTCCCGTAGCGAGGGTATCGTCGAAGAGCGAGTTGATTCGCTCACGCTCACGCATGAGGATGTTGATCTGGGTGTTGAGGGAGAGCAGGAAGGAACTGATTCCCGGGTCCATTGCCATGTGAGCCTCGTCAAACGGGTTCGCGTGGTGCGACCCAACTATCAGGGTCTTCCCAGCCTTGGGTTTCAGTCAGTAGGCCAGCTTCGATGAGTTCCTTTCGTTCCTCGTCAAGCTGCTTGAGTTCTTCATCCGAGATCGGCTTGCCCATATCCTTCAGGTCATCATCCCACGGACGACGAACCTTCTGGCCCTCGTCGGTTGGGATTCCCGGATTAGCGACCGGGGGTGACCAGAGTTGTGGGATGAAGCCATCGGTTGCCGCATCCGCAAGGTCGTCATGCGTCACGACGTCCACACGGATGATCTGGTTGAAGAGGGTCCGGGTCATCTCATTGACGACCCACGTACCCTTCTGGTCCTTATTCAGCAGGATGCGCACGTAGCCCTCAGCCCAATGACCAGCAGCCGTACGGATACGTGCCTTCTTGTTCGAAGTGCGGTTCAACTGGATGAACTGCTCCGGGCCAAACTGGAAGCCAGCAGCCTTGCAGATGCCGAGGATGCGGTTCTTGTACGTGCCCGCCTTACCACCCGGTTCGGTCTCGTCTGTGATCGAGCGGATGAAGATGTTCCGCTTGCGCAGATTGACCAGTACCTTGATGAGTTCCTCGTTGAAGGTCTCTTCACGCCATTCGTTCGAAGCCCGCAAGAGATCAGTGTCGAGGTAGAGGATTCCGTTATCCCTCGCATCGGCCAGCCACACAACGATCGCGCATGAATCGCCTCGACGAATGTTCTCCGTCGTCTTGAACGCGGTGTCGATGTGGACAGTCGCCCACTTGATCGGGATCTCCCAGTTGAAGTCTTTGTAGTGGACGTAGAGGTAGGGAAGCTGAGACTCGACAAGCGGGGCCTTCTCACCCGACCCGGGGTTGTTCTGCTGCTGACAGGCGAAGTCTTCAGCATCGCGGGCCTTGGCCTTCGCGATCATGTCCTTCGTCCAGAGCTTCGGGTGGGTGGGCTCTCCGGTAATCTCGTCTTCGGTCTGGTAGAAGAAGACGTGCCAGTCGCCCTTGCCGAACGGAACCTTGTCGAACATGTGGAGATGCGGACAGGGCATGCCTGACCACGTCGCCACACCTTCCTCCTTCAAGTGACGTCCCGCGATGTCATCGTCGAGGTAGCGCGTCAGCGTGAAGACCATCAGTCCGTTTGCGTGAAGTGAGTTGTACTGAGCATTGACCGCGTCGTGCGCACCACGGAGGTACGCGATTCGGTCCTGCTTCAGCTTGTTCTTGATAAGGGGATCATCGATCCAGTTCTGACGATGGTGATAGCCCGTCGAACCGATCTGCTCAGCCGAGGTATCGAACGAGGGCTCAGAGATGTTGCGCGCCCTGCGAGGGCCATGCTTCACCTCGGACTTAGTCCAGAGTTGCGCACCCTGTGACCAGTCGCCATAGAGCCATGAGAACCACGAGTCTGAGTCTGTCCCGTTCATCACGGCCTTGATCGAACCTAGGATGTCCTCAGAGAGGGGGGACGTCGCAGAGGAGATCAGCGTCGTCATGTCCGGGTCGTCGAGGTGGGTCCAGAGGGCCGCAGCCTTGGTCGACGATACCGTCTTGCCATAGCCTCGGGGAAGGATCGAGGCGATGTGATACCGGCCGGGGCGACCGGTTAGCGAGAGCCGCTTCCACTCAAGAAGATGGAACTGTAGCCATCCCGTGTACGGCTTGTGAATGGGCTCGTACAACCACTGCGGCTCTGCGGGGTGCGAACGAAGGAAGGCTCGTGCACCCCAAGCTAGGTTGAGGAACCACCAAAGAGATTGCGGATGTGTTCCTTTAGCGTCATCTTCGGAGTGCCAAGAGTTGGGGGCACAGACGGAGCGCCACCACTGTCTTTCGGCTTCAAGATTCCAACTGACATCCGGCATGAGCACTCCTCGAAGTCGCCCCCTGCCTTAGCACAATGCTGGGCACGAGCATTGAGGGCGATTTTCTTCCATGCCGAAGCCATGGCCTCAGCGATATAGACACCGTCATTCGTCTTGTCTTCAGGGATCGTGACGTCGCAGCGGTAGATTTGTCCCGCCGTATTCGGGCCACCCGCGCCATGCGTCTCGAAAAGGGCGATAAATCGCTGGCACCCACTCATCTGATTGAATGGGGCAAGCTGCATAATCTGGGGAGGACGGAGCATATCAGTCCTTTCTGATGAGACCATGCCGGGACCTCAGACAGATCAAGATCAGGATCAGTCACCACATACGGACCAGTTGCAAAGACATCCGCTAGGAACGTCCACGGTGCCGTGTGCCCATGATTCTTGGGCAGGCGTACTACCTCGTAGGGACAGGACTCGTAGAAGTCAAGCAGTGGTTTGTACGTGGATGCGTTGTCGAGCCACAGAACCATATGGCCCTCGCGGGGGGAGTTTCTCGGCCATGGCCTTAGGCCAAGTGAGGAGGTCCCGGTTGTTGATGACGACCAGCATGGTGGTCCTTTCTCAGGCGTTGACGTGCGACTCAAGGAACCACAGGAGCTTCTCCGTCTCGTGTGAGGTCTGGAGGAAGAGGTCAGCCGTGGTGTCATCCCCGATCGAGGTGAAGTGCTTGAAGCCCGCGCTGATTTCAGCCGCGTAGAAGGCAAGCGACTTGATGAGCATCGGGAGAACTTCACTCGAAGCACTCTTCGTGCAATCGAACTTCGGCATCTTGGTGGACTCGCACGCATCCTGCAGCGTCCCCTTCACCTGACCACCGACCTGAGCACAGCGCTCCGCGAAGTCATCCGTCCAACCAGCGGCCTTCTCGTAGACCTCGTCAAACAGCTTGTGGAGCATCATGAACTCTTCACCGCGCACGTTCCAGTGGGCTGTCTTCGCGGCCATCGTGAGGTCAGCGGAGATCGCGACGATGTAGTTCAGGTCAGCAATCTCTTTGGCGCGGATCACAGCGCCGTTCGGGTTACGGGTTGCGTGCATCAGACACCTCAACCGCCGAAGCGCTGGAAGTTTCGCGGATCGACGTAGTTCGAATGGGCCGTCTGGCGGCGAGACTGGAGAGCAACTCGTCCCGCGTAAAGGATGTCCGACTGAGCACAACCGGGATTCTCGGCAGCGAAGTGCTGCTGAGCCTCATTGCGCGCAGTGGTGCAAGCTGGGCATACGCCCTCGACATACTGAGCAGGTTCGAGAAGAGCACCGCATTCACAGGTAGAGCGCACATTAGTCTCCTTCGGTTGGCGGGAGCATCGGAGGCCCGATCGAGAGCACCCGAGTGATCCAGTCGTTTCCAAGTTCCCGATCATGGAGAACCGTCGAACGGCTCATCGGGACCTCATCATTGTGTTCAACACAGAGCGTCAAGTCGTCAACACCACTGACCTTTGCCCAGAAGACTCGGTTGGGCTCGCACCAGCAGTCTGTCGAGAGGACGTGACCATTGTCGAAGAGTGTCAGGTGCAGTTCGTTCCGATCCTCACGCATCGCGGGCCTCATCGCTTCACCTGATCCTCAAGTGAGACGTCAGCCTTCTGTCCTTCCAAGATCACGAGCTTCCTCTCGATCAGCTTCTCCCACTTGGCGAGGCGCTGTTTCGAACTATTCATGTATGTCCATAGATATGTATCCAGACTAAGGATGACCACCTCTTCAAGGGTGGCATCCAGTCGGGCTACAATCGATTCGGACATCGCGACGTGCAGAAGTTCGTGCATGACCAAGCGGATGATCGGATCGGTCGGATGATTGTTCGCGTCTACGGTGATGTCGATCTCACCCGGAGGGAACACGGGATCGAAGTACGCGTGGGCTGCCTCATCCCTTAGGGCCTTGAGTCTCACCGTTGTCGTTGGCCGGGAAAGGAGGGACAGCAAGTGGTTGTGTAGCGTCGGTCGAGTCCACGGCTTGAGGGGCATCGGCAGTCTCCACAAGTTGCGGGAAAGCAGTGTAGAGGGCTTCAATCAGGAGAGAGGAGCCTGCAGACTGAAGGATGTCGATCAAACGGGCGAGGGCCTCAGGCCGGGTCGTCGGCTTTCCGGGACCCAGCGATTTCTCACGATCGCGATCTTTCAACTTCTGGAACTGGACACCCGCCGACATACGTGTATCGGGGTGGAGAGCGGTGTTGAAGATGAAGCCCTTGTAGATGCGTTTCATCTTCTTGATCGTCTCTTCGTCGTCCTCATCATCCGCGAGGGACTGCTGCATCTCAGCCATGGCCTGCAAGGCTTTCGAGTCGATCAGCGAGTTCCCGGCAGCGGGCTTCTTGTCCGAAATCTTGGGTAGTTCTTCGGACACAGGTGTCGGCACTTCCTCGGGACTGTCGACATCTTTCAACTCTTCCAGTGCGGCTTCAGTGAGGGTGTCACTCGGCTCACCCATGGTCTGGGATCGACCACTCGGGAGCAAACCCTTCTGGACCAGAATGATGCGTGCAGCGGCAGCCGTCCGGTCGGAGCAGCCGATCGCTTTCGCAACCTGAGCGATGCTGGATTCAGGGTGCGCGACGTAGTAGGCCACGCACTGCTGCTTGGGGCTGGCGTTACGCTTCGAAGGTTGCATAGGGTCTCACTTTCTGGTGGGGCGTACCCTTCTCTTTCTATATTGTAATGTAAGGGGGGCCATGCCCACGGCCCTCATGATGAGCACGCGTGCGCGTGCGTGCAGCCTCGATGGGCGCAGCAGCAGGGCAGGCAGGCAGGGGCGCGGTCACACGCGCGCAGGTCCGGGCGCTCCCCCGGGCGGATTCCCCTGCAGCCGGG